GGAGAAGGAGCCGGAACAGAAGAAGGAACCGGAAGCAGAAGAACCGCCCCCGGAAGAAGAAAAAGAAGAGGAACCGCCGCAACCTGCGGAAGAAGAGGACTCCGAGTTCAAGGGGAAGACGCCGGAAGAGCTTGCCAAGATGTACCGCAACTTGCGTGATCTCCAAAGTCGTCAAGCCCAGGAATTGGGAGAGCTTCGCCAGAAGGACAAAGAACGGCAGCAGTTGGATGAGGAAATGGCTCGCTATCGCGTGGATGCGTCCGCGCGCAACATCGTCCGCCAGGACGTGAAGAAGATGAGCCCGGAGGAGCGCTCCGCGTTCTTCGACACCCTCTCCGACGACCCTGAATCAGCGTTGAATCCTCTCATACAGCGTACCCTTCGCCCTGTGCTGGTCACTATCGCCAGGCAGGCCAACGAAGCGGAAATAAGGCGTCTGAAGGAAGAAACGAAAGAAAGCATCGTCCCCTTCGACGAAAAAGAGGTCAACAAGGTCATTGCCGCCTACAACGACCCTCACGGGCGCAACACCCTCTTTGAGCACTACGGTTCCGGGGCCTATGAAGCGGCCTACAAGATATACCGCGACAAGAACCTCGACGGGGCACTGAAGCACAAACTTCAGGAAGAGACCGAGCGGGTGAAAAAGGAGAGCGCGAAGAAAGGCGCCGCTCCCCACACCGAGTCCGCCGGTACCTTCCAGTTACCCGGCGAGCCTGATTACGAGAAGATGCCTTTTGACGAACTGGAAAAACTCGTGGAGAAGACGCGCCGGCCAACATAGAACACTAAATACAACAGGAGCTGGGTTCAATGTCTACAACTGCCTTAACAACCGGCGGTTTGAATCCCCTACTGAAAACCTACTATGACCGGCGTTTTTTGGAAATGGCAAAACCGGTCATGGTGGCGCACCAGTTTGCGGACAAAAGCCGTGACATACCAAAACACGAGGGACAGACCGTAAGTTTCCAGCGGTATTCTCCGCTGGCAGTGATAGATTCAACCGTATCAGAAGGCGCCAACCCTGATTTTGTCGACCTGGTAGCAATCAACGTGGAGGCGACGCTGGAGAAGTACGCCAACGCTTCCAAGCTGACCGAAGAGGTGCAGACCGTCTTGATTGACGACACCCTGCGGGCGGCAGTTGACCTGCACGGGGAGAACATGGGCGAGAGCATTAACCGGCGCTATCGCAAGGAGATGTCCCTGGGTTTTTACCCCATGCGGGTGGACAACTCCACGGATTATGCGGCTTCGGGCACGGTTACACAGTCAACACCGACCGTTACCGGCTCGACCACTACCAGCCTTGGCTCATTTGCCACCCACCTTTTTGTGGGCGGGGTGATAGTATTCACCTCGGGACGCTGTGCAGGACAGAGTGCGCGGGTAGCGTCGTTCACCACCTCCACCGGGGCTATAACCTGGACCCCGGCTTTCAAGCNGGCGCCGAAGCAAAACGATGCATTCCGCGTGGTGGCCACCCAGGGGATAGACTCTACCAAGCAGATAACCACCTCCGCGGTGGAACGTGCGGTGGCCTTGCTCAAGCACTACAAGGCGCCGAAGTACGACGGGAAGAACTACATCGGGATAATTTCACCCTTCGTCACCTATGACTTCATGCAGGATTCCGCATGGGTCAACGCCGACCAGTACGCCGGGAGCACCAAGCTTTACAGCGGTGAGATCGGGCGCTGGGGCGGGGTACGCTGGGTGGAGGACACCGAGCCCTGGACGGAAAGCGTGTGCGACGGATCGTCTACCCAGGCGACAAATGGCATGGGCTACTACGTTGCGGCCGGAGCGGTGAACCATACCCCCATCTTCGGACGCCACAGCTATGCCGGTGTGAAGCTGGAAAAGGTTCCGGATAAGGTTATCGTAAAAATACCGGGACCGCAGGATACTTCTAACCCCATCAACGCTTTCGGAACCGTGGGCTGGCGGATTTACTTCGTGCCCAAGGCGCTGAACAGCGTGTGGGGCGTGTCACTGATTTCTGGAGCTACTACGGTAGCATAAAACAGGGGCCTGCGGGCCCCTTCTTTTTTTTAAGGAGATGACAATGGTTAAGATTCTCGATAAACGAGCTGGAGAAGGTTTCGCGCGAGGGGAGCTCGGAGCCGCCGTCAATTACGACCCCGATGACAGGTTCGGTGGGGTAAAGCCCAAGAAGATGTGCGCTTCTGAGGGCTTTATCGGACGCAACGTGGAACGCCTGACCGCCACTACCCGCACTACCGCCGCTCACGCTACTTTGGGCGTGGCGGAGATTTTGGGTGGAATTACCATTGATACCCCTACGGCAGGCAAAAATCTGACTACGCCGACCGCAGCGCTTCTTATAGCAGGCATGGACGACCCCAAGGTGGGGGATTCTTTTCTGTATGTTATAAAGAACGCCGCCGGCGCCACTTACGCCGTGACCCTGGTGGGAGGGGACAACGTAACCCTCAAGGGAACCGCGGCGGTGGCCCATACCAAGGTGGGCGTATTCCTGTTTATCGTAACGGACATGGGCGCCACGAAGAAGATGGATTGTGTGGTGCTTGCTATTCCGTAAGGATGAGCCTGCATGAGTCCCTATAAATCAGAAGCACAGCGCAAAAAGTTCCATGCCATGAAGGAGCGTGGGGAGATATCGGCAAAGACCGTAGAACACTGGGACAAGGCCAGCAAGGGGAAGAAGCTCCCGAAGAGGAAAAAGCCCCGTGGGAAATGAACTTGTATGAATATCTGTACAAGAACCAGCTTCCCCCTCAACCCAGGCTTCCCATAAAGGGTGAATACAGGGTCATTAAAACGGATGATGGGAGTATTTACGTTGACCCCGACATCCCCCCTTCAATGGACATTCACGATGAAACCCGGCGCAGATTCGGCATCCCCAAGCACCGCATAATAGGGGGAGGCTTTATCCGTGACGGAGTGTATGATGACGGGGGGTTTCGGGACGGAAGTGCCAAGATAGGCGAACAGGCGCGGGAAGAAGAACGCATTAAGCACAAGAAGTGGGTGGAATGGGCGGTCCGCGAAGGAAAGCCCGTTCCACCAAAGGTATTGAGGGAATACAGGTATCCGACACATTTGGAGGAAGATTGTCAGCGCGAAGCGTGGACTATGACCTCAAGGGAATATATGCAGGCCCGCTTCCTGCCCCCTCCCCAGGAGATGGGGAATACAGGGGACGTGTTTCATGCCGTGCGCGTAGATGACGGCAGTGTATATTTTACCCGTAGTGACAGCCACTTGCAGGCGGCTGTAAACATGGGCATACCCTTGGAGCGTATACAGGGAAGCGGGTGGGTAAGGGAAGGCAGGTATGAAGAAATAGTGGCCCGCACCAGTTTAGACAGGAAAGTGGAACAAGCGCGTGTGGATAGGCAGGCGAAACATCGCAGGGAAGTGTTGAAAGCTATCAAAGAAGGGAAACCTGTTCCCTTTTACGTGAGGGAGGAGTACATAAAATGATTCAATCAAGCGGAAAAGTGAGTGCCGATGGGCTGGTATCTGGTGTCCCCTGTATGTTGTGGGGCTATACCTGGACCGTTGATGCCGACAAAAAGGCGGACCTCACCCTGCGCGACAGCAATGTCACGGGCAGCCAGGGCGCAAGGACGATAATAGGCTTTGCCTCGGGCAATGACTCTACCACCGTAGCTGTCATGCTTGCCAAGCCCGTGCGCTGTTTCCAGGGCATACACGCTGACCTCAGCGCCACAGAAGGTGACGCCGTAGTGTATTACGAGGTGCTCTGATGATACCAATCGGGAAGAAAGAGCTCGAAGATGCGGTGGAGGCCATCAGCGAGGAAATCAGCGAACTGCGGGAGCAGATAAGGTCCTTGTGCCTGGCGATAGAGGCCATGGACAAGCGCGTGGACGAGCTTATCAAGAGTCCGCCCAGGGAAATAAGAACCCGCGTTTACGGGCACGGCACCAAGACTAAATACGAGAAGAAAAAGAAGGCCGATGATGCTGGCTAATATCTCGGAATTGCGAACGGATGTACGCAGCCTGATAAATGAAACCACCCCTGCCTTTTGGACAAATGACGAGATAGACCGTTGGCTCAATGAAGGGCAGGAGGAAGTGGGTACGCGCATACGTGCGCTGGCCTCTCACTATACACGTGAAATCGAGGCGGACGATATCTTCCACGAGCGGGAACTGCGCCTGAATGTAGATTTCATAGTCATGGCCGAAGGCGGCGTGTTCTACAACGGCAAGCCCCTGGCCTGGACATCCCTGCGTGCCCTTACCGAGTGGACGGGCGACTGGAAGGAGCGGGAAGGGGAACCACAGGTGTTCTACCTGCGCTCCGATGCCATCGGCTTCGTTCCCAAGCCCAAGGTGGGGGATACCGTGGAATACTACGGCATAGAACGCCCGCTTGCTCTTTCCGGGGATACCGTGACGCTGAACGGGGACTACCGCCTGATTGCCTACCGCCGGGCCATACGCGATTACGCCATCGCCCGCTGTTGGGAAAAGAAGAACGAGACCATAAAGGCGGACCGCAAGCTCGCGGAATTCGAGATGAAGATGTTCGGCGCTCAATCCATCATCCACAGCCACCAGATGGAGGGAGCCCACATGATTCCCGCCTACCGCTCACGCGGGGTAGCCTACGGCATCCGCTACGGACATACGGGGAACCCGATAGGATGAAACAGATATGGCGCGCGCTGGATAACCTCAGTCCCAGCGAGACGAAGCTCTATAACCTGCCGCGCAAGGCAAACGGACTGCACAACCTGGGTTTCAACGAATTTGGACAACTGGTGAAGCGCAAGGGATACAGCAAATATAACGAGACGCAGATACATGCCAGCCGCATCACGGGGCTTCACCGGTATTACCCCCTCAGCCCTGCTGACAAGGAGTTCCTGGTAGCGTGCAACGGGGTTGTGTACAAGTTAGCGGCTACTCCGCCACATGCGACGACCAGTATCAAAACGGGGCTTACGACCGCCAACGATGTGCATTTCGCCAATTTCCGGGATACCTGTTACTTTGTCAACGGGGCTGACGGGGTGTTCAAGTACAACCGTACCGCCTGCCACACCGTAGGGATAGTCCCCCCGGCCAATGCGCCTACCGGAACCGGGGCATCGAACGGGAGCCTTTCTGCGGGTGACTACAAGTGTGCCTATACCTTTGTTGATTCGGACGGTTACGAGAGCAATGCCAGTCCGGAAAGCGCCGCCATTACCGTGACCGAGGGGCAGAGGATCAACCTCACCATCGGAACTTCAGCCGACCCCAAGGTGGCCAAGCGGCGCATATACCGCACCAGCGTGAACGGTGCCCTGCTCTACTTCGATAAGGAAGTAGACGACAACACCACTACCAGCGTGGCCCTCACCAAGAGCGACATCGAGCTTTCCCAAGGAAGCGTGCTGGAGACCGACCATGACGTTCCCCCGGATGACGCCCACCTCATAGCCAGGAGACGCAGCCGCCTGTTGCTCGCGGTGGGAGATGCTTTCCACATCTCCTGGGCGGCTTCGCCCGAGTACTTCCCCGCTTTGTGGGTAATCTACAGCGGACCGCGCAAGCGCATAACCGGCATGATGGAACAGCAGGAATGGTTGCCCGTGTTCACGGAAGACACGGTGGAAGCGCCTTATCGGGCAGGATGAGGATAACTTCGAGTTCCAGAACACCTACAGCGTGGAGGGAAACCTGGCGGTGCGTTCCCTGGTGAACTGTAACAACATGCTCCTTTATCTCGGCGTGGATGGCATATACGCCTTTGACGGGACGGGTTCCCGCCTGCTTGACATCCCGCTTGCCGAGTACCTGAAAGCGAACATCAACCCCGTCTGCCGCCATCTGGCCGCAGCCGCTTTCTTTAATAACACCTATCTGCTTTCCTACCCCAAGGGGTCTTCCACGGTAAATAACGAGACTGTCTTTATTGATTTTCGTACCGGCCTCACCGGGGTATACAGCTTCGGTTTCGGCGTTTATTCGCGCTGGGACCAGGCAGGCGACGGGTTCAGGCTTTTTGCGGGAAGCACATCGGTCGGCAGGGTGTACGAGCTCCTTACCGGGCTCAACGATGACGGAGACGACATTGAAGCCTGGGACAGCATCGAACCGCTGGACATGGGGATGCCGGACATCTGGAAGCAGTTCTACCACCTCTACGTCAAGGTGAAGAGCACCGACGCAACCACCCTGCGTATGTTCTACGCCCTTGACGACGGGACCGAAGTGCATCGTGATGTTACCATCCCCGAAAACCGTACCCAGTGGTACAAGATAGACCTCCTGGGCGGGGGACAGCGAGCCAGGGCCATAGCCTTGCGCCCGCGTGTGAAGGATAAGTTCGACATTACCATCATGGGTTACCAGGTGGTGTTTGAAGCAGAAGCGGCGGAGTGGTCATGAACCCGATAAAACTTACCGAAGAAAACGTTTTAGCCAACACCATGCAGGGGATAAAAGACCTCTTGCTGGGAGGGCTGACTTCACGCAACATGCGCGAGTTCCGCCAGTTCTTCGTGGTGAACCACCAGGATTCGCTCGACCCGGACCACCCCATGCTGGTGCCCTTCAACATCCCGGGCGACATTACCAGGATGATACGCACCACGGTAACGTTTTGGATTCTGCCGTTCCGTGCCTACTCCAAGGCGGCCTTATCAAACGAGATGCAGACTACCTCTTCAGGCGGCGGGTTTTCCACCACTTCGGCAGGTGGCGGGGCGGTGTCTACTACTACCGCGGATGGGGGGGGTACCACCGAGACTTCAAGCAGTGTAACCACCCCTTCCGGCGGGGGACATACCACCCCTTCGGGGGGCGGACACACTTGTGGGTCAACAGNCACCCCATCCGGCGGAGGACATACCACTCCATCCGGTGGGGGGCACACGTCCGGAACAAAAACCACACCTTCCGGCGGGGAACATACCACCCCTTCGGGCGGCGGGCATACCAGCGGGGCAAGCTCTATTGCTAATAGTGTCTATGAAGGCGCACATGGGCATAGTGTACACATTCTGAATTCAGATGAGGGTACGACGGTTAAGGTATACGAATCGTGTGGCAATTACTATTTTAACGCTCCTACAGGGGGATTGCGCAAAGTCGGAATATTGAACCCGACGCAACACAGGCATGGGGTGGATCATACTCACGTGGTAGGCAACCACACTCATTCGGTGTCCGACCATATCCACCCGTCCCATGACCATACGGTGGCCAATCACACTCATTCCGTATCCGATCATGGCCATCCATCGCATGCCCATGCTGTGAACAACCATCAACATTCAGTTTCAAATCATAGTCATCCCGCCCATACCCATACGGTAACGCTGGCTGACCACAAACACGGGTTTTCCATTAGCTCCCATACTCACGGGGTTACGGTGGCTGATCATACGCATACCGTGGCGGCCCACGACCACGCCATAAACTTCGGCATTTACGAGGAACAGAACTCCCCCAAGGTGTCCTTCGCCCTGTCTCGCGACGGGGTGATATTCGGCACGCACGTGGGAACTTACGAAGAAAACCAGGTGAGCATAGAGATATCGTCCCTGGTAGACACGCCGGGGCCGAAGATACTCAAGTTCGAAAGTACGGAGCGGGCGCGGTTAGCCGTTCAAGTCGAGGTAAAGTTCGATGCACGCAGATAACAGCAAGGTAGGTGTTACAAATGCCGTATGTTTCTGAACCGCCCCCAGGGTCCGACTGGACCTATACAGGCACGCACTACCAAAACCCAAAAACCGGAGAAGTCATCAGAAAAGAATATGATACTGCGGGGAATTTCCTTGGCTGGGTGAAAATGCCCGG